GAAAAAGTATAGATTTAAAGACGATATGACAGTCACCGCACCAGCCACCGAAGCCGCGAAGCAATGGGACGGATGGGGAACAGCCCTAAAGCCTTCCTGTGAGTTCTTCACCCTATGCCGCAAGCCACTATCAGAGAAGACCATTGCAAAGAACGTGCTGAAGTGGGGGACTGGTGGGATCAATATTGATGGCTGTCGGGTGGGCAGTCCAATAGAACAGCAGAGCGGGGGCTGGCACCATGAGCACACCCAGAACGACGATGGGTGGAAAGGGGGAGAGCAAGCAATAAAGAACCCCCAAGGCCGCTTCCCAGCCAACCTAATCCACGACGGCTCGCAGGAGGTGCTGGACTTGTTTCCAGAGACTAAGAGTGCGGGGAAAGCTAGAACCAAAGATGTGACATCTAAATACAAGGCAACAAGTTACGGCGCACCAGAGACAAGGCAGATGAATCGTTTCGGCGACCAAGGCTCTGCCGCCCGCTTCTTCTACTGTGCCAAGGCAAGCAAGAAGGATCGCGACGAGGGCTGTGATGACATTCAGACAAAGCCAAGGAATGAGCACAACCTAAGCAACAACGCTTGCGGAAGATGTGGACTAAGGGTAAAGGCAAATGGTAGTGGCAAGAAGTGTGAGTGTGGAGAACTTAGGGAGATTATCAAATTGCAACCAAAGGGCAACAATCATCCCACAGTCAAACCAACAGCTCTCATGCAATACCTCTGCCGACTCATCACGCCAGCAGGTGGCACGGTGCTTGACCCATATATGGGAAGCGGCAGCACAGGAAAGGCCGCTCTCCGCGAAGGATTCAGCTTTGTGGGCTGCGAGCTGGACAAGGACTACTACGAGATTGCCAAGGCACGCGTAGGAAGCTAGGCACAAAAACGCCTCTCACATGGAGCCAACCCTGCGAGAGGCGTGGTCTGTTAACGTGTCTCCTTCACGACTCCTTTAACTACCTATTGCCCGACAGAGTGGATCGGGTTTTACTACCGTAGTGTGCTTTTCAAATGGCTATATATGAAGGAAGCATCGGTGGTCAATATGGGTGCGGGGAGCGGATTTGAACCGCCTACCTTTGGTTTATCAAGCTATTGCTCTACCGCTGAGATACCCCGCATTAAAAAGAACTGCCTACATTGTACACCACTTGTCAACCCCCTTTAGGTATGCGGCAAAACGGGGTATTGACACGATATGCTATACTCTAGCCATGAACGATATAACAGTCAAGCCAAGTATAACAGAAATCACAATCCATAAGACCAAGAGTGGATTTATCGTAACAGAGCGAGCAAACGAGGGATACATAGGAGAGCAACACGCTTGCACGGATGATGTGCAGGTAAATGTCATCATATCAGCATGGACTAACCAAAAGCAATACAGCTAGCCATGTCAACCAAAGGATCAGAAATCAGACAACTAGGACGTGACCACGGCAAGTTCCGTAGCAATATGGATGCTGTTATTAAGGACACTCGCAAGCCAACGAACAAGGTGGAAGTCCCAAAGAGCGAACTGCCCGCTGGACTGCGCTCACGAACCATCTACGGAAAGAAGGACTAATGCTCTCCGACGAAGAAGAAGCCCTGTTGCGACCTGCGCTGTCGTTTCTAGCAGACAACTTTCCAGACTTTGCGCTGGCTGTGCTGTCCAATGAGGGAAAGCTGCTGCACTACGACTACTCCAGTTGGCGCGTAGGTCGTATGCTATTCCGTGACAGCTTAGAGGACATGGGTAACGAGCTTGATATGTCGAATGAAATGGCTGAATGGGCTGACATGCCTGACGATTGGGAGGACGAAGATTATGAGTGAAGAACTGGCAATAGAAACCAAGAACTACATTGCCAAGGCACTGAAGAATGCACAGGAGTCAACTGGGCATAATCGAGCATGGTGTCACCGCAATCCTAAGCATTGGGCATTAGTAGCGCAGCACGTCATCCAGCAGCCTTGCAAGGTCACTGAGTTCCGCAAGAAGCACGGCATTACTAAGAACTTTTACTATGACACCAAGGCAGAGCTAATGGCCGACCCAGAGTGCCAAGAGGTTCGCAATGCGTGGGGTTCTGAGATTGCCTCTCTGACATTTGAAGGGCTAGACACTCACCGCATGATTATGAACAAGTTCGGTGATCGTGTCGAGTCTGGTGACATCGAGGTGGACGAGAACGTGGTTTTCAAGTCCGTGAAGGGACTACAAGGTCTTACTGACATTCATGGCAAGCTGACAGGCAACAATGTCCAGAAGCACGTTGTGGAGCATGTGGTGACGCAGCAGGAGTACGAGGACAAGGCAGCAGAGCTACGCGCTAAGATTGCCAAGGCTAAGGAAGCAGAACAAGTAATTGAGGTAGATTAATGTCACTAGAATATCAAGATCACCCCATCCTAAAGCCTCCGAGCTTAGAAGACCAGTTAGTATTGCTGGAAACCGATCCAGACGGATATGCCGAAAGCATTCAGCTGCACAACGGCAGGATCGAGGCAGCAATCATTGATCCAGTCTACAGTGGATTCGTGTTGCCGCAACAGCAGAAGGTGGCGGATATAATTGCTAAGGACGAGATTGACACGATGGTTGTGATGGGTGGCAACAGGTCGTCTAAGAGTTTTACTGCGGCATGGTTAGTCATGCGGACTCTCATGGAGAACCCTAATACCGAGATTATCTGCTGGTCTCAGAATGAGGATGCAAGTGTCGAACGCCAACAGCCGTATCTATGGCAGATGATGCCGCAGGAATTTAAGAAGAAGCAGAAGGATGAGGTTGCTAAAATCAATTACTCTAAAGCCACTGGATTTACGGGGAACAAGTTTATCCTGCCAAACGGGGCGGTCTGTTACTTTAAGTTCTACACTCAGTTCCAGAACGATGACTCTGTGATTGAGGGTGCTAAGTTAGGCGCACCACCTAAGACTTGCGGGTACACGAACATTGGGACGTGGATGGATGAATACGTCTCAGATGAAACGCTTTTGAAACGATTGGAGAGTCGATGTGCAGACTTCAACTCTAAGATTTTGATAACATTCACTCCAATCCGTGGATATACGCCGCTGGTCGGCAGCATCCTCGATGGTGCGAAAACAGTAGAGTCTCTCCCAGCGTCAATTCTTGGTGGCGAGCTAATGCCCTATGTTCAAAAGCCGAAGAACAGGGAGAATATGGCAATCGTGTTCTACCACTCAGAACGCAACCCATTCTCTAACTGGGAACGTCTAGCTCGAAACCATAGGAACTCCTCGGTGGAAGAGATTAAAAAAATTCTATACGGCTACCCAACAAAGAGCATGACTGCCATGTTCAGCACTTTTGACCAGGTGGCACACATTTACGACCCAGAAGACGAGAAGATTGATTTCTCTGATGGTTCATGGACAAACTACCAAGTCATTGACCCTGCTGGTGCGAAGTCGTGGGCATGTGCTTGGTATGGCGTGAATGCTAAGGGTGACGTAAGACAATGGGCTGAATGGCCTGATCGCGCAACGTATGGTGAATGGGCAGTGGAAGGCAAGTCTCAAGTTCGGTCTGATGATGCGGTAACGTGGAAGCGTGGGCCAGCAGCAGAGGATTGTGGGGGCTTGTCTATCCGCTCCCTACAAATGGAATGGACAAAGATTGAGGGCAGCATCCCGATCTTTGAGCGTATTATTGACATTCGCTTTGCCCACAGTCCCAAGCAGACAGCAGATGACGGTGAGCGCACATTGTCTGACGAGCTGGGTGACATTGGCATTGAAACGGTTCCGTCATTCGGAGCGCAGGAAGACATTGGCTTAGCTAAGATTCAAGAGTGGCTAGCCTTTGATAACAAGCAGCCATTCGACAAGTTTACCAATTCACCGAGCTTTCGCATTTCAAGCGAGTGTGGAAACACAATCTTCAGCTTTATGAACTACTGCCAGAACGGAAAGAAGGACGAACCTCTCAAGGACTTTATCGACCTTCCCCGATACGCAGCAACCCACGACGAAGGAACAGGAATTGGACACTTCGGCAAGGACACACTTGGAGTCTTAGTCGAATCTGGAGGATATTAATTATGGAAATTATACTACTAAAAATGATACTCGTTGGACTATACTTCTGGTATCCGTGCAATTGGATCGGATCTTATTTTATAGCACCACCAGACCCAGATGACAAGGCAATGAGGTTTGCCACCTCCATGATTGGTCTACTATTCCACCTAGCCCTATTTGTGCTATTCCTGCTGTGCGGTGGGCATGCCTACTTTCCAAACTGCGGAGGACATTAAACTATGAGTAACGAAACGTGCAAATCACTAGCAGAACAGCTAGGCAAACCATATACAGCAATGCGAATCGGCAAGCTCCGAGCAGCAGTTTGCTTAGAAGAAGACCTCGACGGCAACGAAATTCTGCCTTCTGGGGTATTGAAGATCATGGCGCAGATCAAGGGTGAGCTGGACGTAATCGAAGAGGCAGCACCAGAGGTTGTCAAGGTTCGCGTCCTGCACCAGCAAACGGGCAACCCCCGCTTCATCTACGCAGAAGACCCCGACACCAAGCGTAAAGTTCGCGTCGGAGTCCCACAACGCCACAAAAACATCATCAACCACAAGGGAAAGCGCCTCAAGGTAAACCGAGCATACAAAGATGGGAAAGCATACTACAGATACCCCGCACGATAATAGGTTCGTGAGCTGTCACTCCGAGGTCTGGGGCGACATTGACTACTCCTCAATGCTACATGGAGAGACAGAACCAGTATTAACAGACGATGACCTCCACGACAATCTGGGGCTACGTGACCGAAGAATCGAAGTGATCTACAGCGAGATAGTCGCTAGACGTAAAAACAATAAGTGATAGACTAAGAACAATGGCTACATATCGAAATCAAGACCGCGACGAGTCGGAGATTTACTACGACGAAGACTTTGACTATAACCAGTTTAAGGAGACATTCGACGAAGACGTTGACAATCTCTCTGACTTCATCAAGCGGTGCAGTGACTCCTCGGACATTCGACGATGCGACTGGGAGGGCAAGACTCCAGACCTAAAGAAGTCGTCTGAGACTGCATTCCCGTTCAAGGACGCATCTGACACAGAGGTTCACCTAGCGGAATACCATATTTCCTCGCAGACAGCAATCAATGAGAATGCGCTGCGAAAGTCCACCATCAAAGCCTACCCGCGAACAGCACAAGACATTCAGCGAGCCACTGAGGTCACAGTCCTGCTCAAGTGGTTCCGTGATGCTGGCATTCCAGAGTTCTGGCAGCAGATGCAGAAAGCTGACAACTACGCACAAGAGAAGTCGCTACGTGTAGCCTACTGCGACTACAAGTCACCCACTAAGCGGTCATACGAGAAGATCTTTGACCTAGAGGAAATTCAAGCGTCATTTGGAGATGTAGCCCCAGATTTCATTGAAGTCCTCGCAGATGAAGACCGTGTAGACGAAGCACTAGAAGCCCTCAACTCAATCGAAGGTTGGGAGCTTAATGAGAAGCGTGTTAAACGTGCGCTCAAGGAGTTGCGCGATAAAGGCACAGCCACCATCCCCGTGACCATTGAGGACGCTGGTAGCCCCGTGTTGCAGGTTCTAGCACCCGACGAGGAGTTCTTTGCCCCGTCATACACAACCAACTTCTGCGATGCCCCACGCTGTCACGTCCGTAAACCTATGACAGCTCAGGAGATTCTGAGTCGCGTAAGCTCGGAGGACTGGGATCAAGAGTGGGCAGATTGGGCAGTGGAGAATGAGCGAGGCACACTCAATGCCTTCCGCACAAGCAGCTCCACCAACAACCCACGCCAACCTTCACGCATCGACGAGGAACGCGACCTAATTGACGTTGTGTTCACATTTGAGAAGCTGATTGATCGTGACGACCTAGCAGAGGGCATCTACCTTACTGTGTGGAGTCCAGAATTCGGTGACAGTGACAGCATGGTTCCGCCATATGCAAAGCGCGTCCTACTCAGCGGCCTACGTCAGTTCCCATTTGTCGTGCAGTCTCGTAGCTATGACGCTCGCACACTTTACAGCGCACCAACTATCCCAGAGCTGCTTAAAGCCTCTCAGAAGAATCAGAAGGTGCTACGTGACGCAAACATGGACAACTCGGCATACGAGGTCAGTCCGTCGCTCCTAGCACCTCCTACGTGGGATCATGGTCGTCCTGGACCAGGCGGTGTGTATGCCACGCGCACAGGTCAGTCTCCGCAGTATCTCAACCGAAACACAAACTTCGGTGCTGTGTTCAATCTTGAGAAAGAAATCGTAGCGGAGGCGGATCGCCTAGTTGGTCACTCTCCAGAAGACCCAACTTCCACGCAGATGCAGACAGCATCAATCAATCGTCACCTAAGCTTTGCTCAGGAAGTGCTAAAGATGTGCTACGAGATGTACAAGCTCAAAGGGCCAGAGGAACTATTCTTCCGTGTCACGGGTCGCCCAGAAGCCGTTCAGTTCGTGAAGAACTCCGACGAGACTGAGATGGACGTGACTGTAAGCTTCAACACCCTCTATGATGATCCAGAGAAGGTTGAGAAGATGATTGAAGGTCTGATTCGCGTCTCTAGCCTCGACACTGCTGGACGTGTGGACACAGAAGCACTCGTTGACTTCGGACTATCTGCAATCGACCCAATGGCGGCAGAAACAATGCTACTGCCAGCAGAGCAAGGTTCAGCTAAGGTTAAGAACGAAACTCTCAGCGACATCTCGCAAATGGGAACTGGCATCGCCCGTAGTCCCGCTGGTAATGCTTCTGAGCTTCGCATGGAGGTTGTGCAGAACTACAAGTCAGAACAGCAGCAGATTCAAGCAGGTGGTCAAGTTCCGTCAGTACTCTATTCTAATCCTCAGTTCGTATTTCTGCTCGATCAGTACGAGAAACAGCTTCAAATGGCACTCGACCAAAAGAAGAACGGTACTGAGTTCGGAATCTACGGAACAGAAGCGGCAAGTGTCGGTAACGTATCAACCCAAGGACTAGAAAGTGCCTAAGCTAACAATCAAAGAGTTTAAAGACCATCTAAAGAATAACCCCGAATATGGGGTTGCTCTTTACGAATACCTTGAAGATCGGCGCGACCAAATGCTGTCACAGCCTTGGTATAGCCCCGACAAGTATCTAGGACGACGCTGCCAAGTGGTGGCTGAGTTCCTCACGGCAGACTTAATGGAGGAATTCAATTTCAAGAAGCAGTCCCGCCAGCGATAGCGTAAAAACAGTACGTGATACAATTTAACCAACAGCCCCCGCCTTGGCTGATTAACCAATAGGTAGATATGACAGATACACTAGAAGCGGCTACCCCTGATGCCGAAGAAACCACTCAGGAGACAGGAACACCAGAACAGCGCAGACAAGCCCTCGTAGAGGAGCGCATCCGCAAAGCGACAGGTGTTGAAGACGAACCAGAGCCAGAAGCTCCCGAAACCGAAGAGGAGGCCGAAGAGGAAGAAGACGAAAACGTCGAAGTCCCAGAGGTTGACGATGAGGATGAGGATGAAGAAGGCGAAGAAGAGTCAGACGTTCTTTCACAGGATGAAGGATTTGACATTGAGGAACTCAATGAAGAGGAGCTAGAAGCACTTACTCAGCAGATCAACGCAAAGGCGGGGAAAGCCCTCACCAAGAGTCGATTGAAAGAGAAGGAGTGGAAAGCAGAGAAGGAGAAGTTGCAAGCTCAGATTGACGAGCTAGCCACTAATGTAGTGACCACGGACAACCCTTTCGCAGCAATTCGCACAGTCGAAGACGCTGAGAAGGACATCAAACAAGCCGAGATCAACATTAAGGGCTGGAACCGAAAGCTGATTACGGAACAGATTGATAAGTATGACGACAACAAGGGCGAAGATGTCCGAGGAGTCATGTTTGGAGATCAGTTCATTCCAACTGCTCAAATTCTGGATGCCATTGACAAGGAAGAAGAAAAGCTTGAACCGCTACGCAACCGAAAGTCGGAACTAAAGAAAGTTTCCGAAACTCTAGGCAACACTAGCGAGCTGGTTGAATCAACCCGCAGCAAGCTTGGAATCGACGACAACGAGGACGCAGCAAAGGAGTATGACTCTCTGCTTGATAGTCCTAAGTTTGAGTTGATCAAAAACGTCTTCCCTGACTACGCCAAAGAGCTGATCGAATTGTTCGGTCGTGCTGCTTTGACCAAGGTTCCAGAGGAAAAGAAGTTCTCCCGAAAGCTCAAGCGCAAATCTCCGAAACCTAAAACAGAGAGCGTTTCTATTGATACAAAAGCTGGTCGTCCCGCGAAAAGGTCGAGTGGCACTAGTGTTGAAATCAAGAAACTTCAAAAGATCGTAAGTGATCCAACTAAATCAATCGCTGAACGGCGCAACGCTGATCAGCAAATCAGAATTCTAAAGACTAAATAATTATGGGACAAACATATTCAAGTACAGTAGGTAATCGCGAGTCTCTCAAGCAGACCGCAGAGCTGCTCTCAGCAGACATCACTCCAGTAACAGGGTTGCTGGCTCACACCAAGACCGATAACAAGCGTCCACGTACCCTCATGGACAAGCTCAAAGATGTGGCTAATACGCCGCACATCGAAGGAGCTGATACTAACACAGGTCGCGACGCATTCGCAAATGTCAAAGAGTTTGAAGGTCAAGCTCAACGTACAGTTGTGGAATACGCCGTTTCCAAGGAACAAGAGCAGGAAGATTCTGCTGTCATCTCTAACATGATTAAAGCAGCCGACAAGTCTGCTGTTGAGTGTGCGATTGACAAGGAGTTCGTAATCTGCGGCGACCAAGACAAGACTGCTGACGTACCAGGCACAACTGGTGGCGCAACGCACGGTCTAGGCGCACTTATCAGCAACTCTGCTGCAACTGGTGTAGATGCTCTCTACGTCACCCCCGCTGCTTCCATCTATGGCGGCTTGAAGGCTGACTACGATGATGCTGCAATGGGCGCACAGATTGCCTCCATGTGGGGTGAGGATACAACCATGCAGGACTTGTGGTTGGTAGCTGGCCCTGGACTCCGCGAGCATATTGTTCAAGAGTTCACACGCACTGCTGGTGCAGCCTCGCAGGTTGACTACAATGTCAATGGTACGACTAAGATCCCTTGGATGGTTGAGATCATTGACTCTCAGTTCGGTCAGATCAAGATGAAGAGTGCAAATCCAAATTGCATGCCTTCCACTGATCGCGGCTACTTCATCAATCCTTCGCTTCTGTACGTTGCAGAGTACCAAGGCATTGAGTCTGAAAACTATCCGTTCCTTGGTGGTTCGTATAAGGGTGCTGTTGATACTCGCTACGCTCTCATGACTACAGGCCCGAATGGTCTCGGCAAGGTAGCGTTCTCCGACGAGGCATAGGTTTAACATTGGGACTGGGGGTTTATATGCCCTCAGTCCCTTTCTTTATAACTTGACACGTAATTTATAATCTAGGCATGAGCAAGATACTATCAGACGAAGAGTTGACAGCATTAGCTGCTAAGATGGAACTACGCCGTCAATGGTTAATGTCACCCGCAGGACGTGCAAGGCGCGACGAGGTGATGCGACAATACATGAAGAAGGTCTACGGAGGCAACAAGCAGAGTCGGAATGGTGTTCTGAGCTTTGGAGGGTGCTATGACGTATTTGAGCAGAAGGAAATGGAGCATGAGTGTAAGGCGGCAGATGGGACAGACTTTGTGAACCCAGACTACCTTGCATGGAAGCAGAAAGACTTTAAAGAACGTGGACTGACAGGAGACTGGCTATAGATGGCTTGCATTTGATGAGCGCACAAATAGTATAACTAGATGGAATCTAAATCAATTACAGTCAATAGCGTCAACATAAAGGTATTCAGTGATGGATCAATTGAAAAGCCATCTAGGCACGGCGGGAAGACGCATACATTTGGAGGAAGGAGTAATGCATATAATCGCACACGCATTGGGGATAAATCTTTCCACGTTCATCGTTTGGTAGCGTTGGCATTCCTCGACAACTACTCCGAGGAGCTTGAGGTTGATCACATTGATGGAAATGGAGTGAATAATGATATTAACAATCTAAGGATGCTTACTAAATCGGATAATCTAAGGGCGCATCGAAGAATATCATCGAAGGCTTCATCTAAATACAGGGGAGTTTCATGGCAAGGGAGTAGGAATAAGTGGTGCGCAAGGATAAAGACACGCGACAGCTATAAGTGGCTAGGTCGATTTCAAGACGAAGTAGAAGCAGCATTAGCATTTAATAAGGCAGCTATCGAAGATGGCTTCCCCATCGAAGGACTTAACAAAATTTAATTAATGTCAACTAATACACGAACATGGGCAGAGGCGGTTGGACTGACACAAGCGCGAGCAGGGGCAAGTTTCGCAGCAGGAACGGAGCTGACGAACATTGGCTTCTTGCTTAATTCAGCAGCCCGAACAATTTACGACGAGTCCCGCTGGTGGGAGCGTTTCCTTGTAGTTGAAGAACGTACGGTAGTGGATGGCTACATTCCATACGAGGAGGCTGGTCTAGATACGATTGGTGAATATATCGGACATTGGGACGGAGAGCTTTGGACATGTGCAGATTCTCAGCGTGGTCAAGCCTACCCAGACCACAATGGCATCAAGATTGCTAACTGCAACCACGGAGACACGGTTTACGTAGCATACAAGAAAGCATTTACAGACACATACGGAGACGGCGAGAACGGCACTGTAAGCGACATTCCGAGCGAATGGCTAGAGTTCATGTCGTATGACGCTGCAAGGGCGTATGCAGCCTCTCAGGGCAATCAAGACGGCTACAATCCAGTGGCTATACGAGACGTTGACCGAGCAATGGAACGAGCATTGATGAAGGTTAGTCGTCAAGGAATCAACGAAACAATAGCACTATATTTCCGTACGAACTACGGATATGACGTGAGCGTAAAATAATGGCACATTTTAGAGACAGACGAGCATTTGGCAACGTAGGCACACGTAGATTCCGTGGGGCTAGATATGGTGACGGTAAGAGTCCTAGATTCCAAGGTCTACTCGACCTATACGGCGGCGCAGCAGCGGCATACAGTCTCCGCGCATTGTCGGCTGGCTGGGTAGCTGGTGACGTGGTGGAGGTGCGTCCTTCAAGCGGGTGGACACCTGCAAGCTTCACGGCGAATCAAGTTGCGAATGGCGAGCTTGTTGACTATGTGAAACGGCCTGGGAATTTTACAAATGTCGCGATCAACCCATTTGAGGAATTTGCAAACAATGGAGAGGGTGACGGATTCACTGCAAAAAATTCTGTTTCTGGCGGATTTGCATCGTCAACTTCCTCTTCTGGGGTTACGTCAGATAGTGTAACAATTGACTTTGATGTTGCTATCGTTTCTGGTTCGCCGTCCGTTTCCCTGCGAACAAGCAGCAATACCACCAGTTCCAATATCGAGGTTGTAACGACAAGCGGCAGCTATTCTTTTATATTAACCGCTACGGATAATTTTGATAACTTCTCATTTGCAGACGGTGACATCCCATCAGAGTTTACAGTCAGCAATGTGCGCGTCAGCACAAATGACGGCTACGTCTCAACATGGTATGACCAGAGCGGCAACGCCAACGACGCGACACAGATCACGACAACCTCACAGCCGAAGATTGTTGACGCTGGGGCGTTGGTTACTGGTGGGCTTGATTTTGATGGGGTGGATGACGAATTAAACACTTCGCTTATTCCACCATCTACGGCAACTTTAATCGGCGTAGCAACATGGGACATTGAGGTTGCGACACAAATGATTTTTGGTGCGAGAGATAGCACGAATGAGAGGTCTTATCTAGCACAGACGAGTAGTGGCAACATTGCACTAGGTGTCGGGCCAGGGGCTATTGGAGTATTTACGGCAACAGCTTCCACGGAATATATAGCGTTCGGTAAATATAATTCGGGTGACAATGATATTTATGTAAATGGATCATTAATCGGGTCTGGTGCTTCAGCATCTCCAGCAAACACGACATACGGCTATAACATTGGTTCACTTAACGATGCTGGAACGTCATCTGGCTTTATGGACGGTCGAATCCGCGAACTAATCATCTACCCTACCGACGAATCCGCAAACCGCGAAGCAATCGAGGCGAACATCAACAAACAATACGGCATATATTGGGACGGTTCGCAGAAATCGCTTCTCGACTACTATCCAAGTTCTTCTGCCGCTTATTCTCTACGTGCGCTCAACTCGGCTTACACCGAACCTCTAGTAAAGGTTCGACGTTCTAGCGACAGCGCAGAGTTGGACGTTTACGCAAACTTTGACGGGACGCTAAATGAAGACGCAATACTATCATTCTGTGGGGCTGGAGACGGCTTCGTATCAACGTGGTATGACCAGAGCGGACAGGACAACGACGCGACACAGGGCGACGCCAGCGCACAGCCGAAGATTGTTGACGCTGGCGTAATAATTACCAATGAAAACGGGAATGCTGGGATTAAGTTCGACGGAATTGGTGACGCACTGCTCTGCGGCGGAATGATTGTTGAGCTTAGTCAAAACGCGGCATATGTCGTCGCGC